ACACAAACAAGGAAATCGAGATCAGAAATATTACTTACGAAGTAATAGACAGTAAAATAATTAGTCTATCAATTCAAAAGATAGAGCAGGACATAAACGGCGTAACAGCTACTGGGTTCTACTATTACACAGATGATGATGGTATGGTGGTAAAGCTAAAGGATAACAGGACATATATGTCTTGGGATGAGATAGCTGAGGTAGAGTTTAATGTTCTACAGCCGATGACTGACGTTAACTACAAGGAGGCAAACTTCGAGAGGTTGATGACATTTACAATACTTAGGTTGACTCAGGAGTCTGATCAAAACTTTGGTATTAACATCGAAGACTGGGATATATAATGATACTGTTTATACTAGCGTATGTACTCTACTTGCCACTAAGTATAGTCAACTGGTTATTTGTCAAGAACAAGTCTGGATACTTCAAGAGTTCTGCTATCAACTTAGACAAGTTTGGTAATAGAGAGTTCAGGACACTGTTTAACAAGACACTTGCAACTGGACATAGGTTTGGAGATATAAACGAGACCATATCTAGCGTTTTAGGAAAGAATCAGTTAACAAACACCCTCACAAAGGGTGGTAAGATGTTAGTATGGATACTGGATAAAATAGATAAAGACCACGCATTAAAATCAATAAATAAATAACTATCTTTGTAAAAAAAATCAAATGAAAACAATTACAGAACAAGAATTAGAAGAATTAAGAAGAGTAAACTCAGAGTTTAACTCTCTTAAGGGAAAGATCGCAGACGCAGAGATTGAAATCAAGAAACTTAACGTATTCAAGGAGGACGTGTTCTCTAAACTAGAGACGGTGTCAATTGACTTCAAGGAGCAAGAAAAGAAACTATTAGACGTTTACGGAAAAGTAAACATAAACCTACAAACAGGAGAGATCACAGATGACAAAAATTAGCCAGTACCCAGAGATATCAGCACCAGATGTTGACGACTTATTAATAGGAACGGATGTTGAGAACAGTAACGCCACTAAGAATTTTACTGTTCAGAGTATTATTGATTTAAAACCAACTCCTACATTACAACAAGTTGTAACTGCCAATAATTCTATAACAGTACCTTCTGGAACTGCTAAAGCAATTAATATAACTCTTGCAAACAATTCAACACTATATCAAAACGGAGTGGTTGTTACGGTTCCTCAACAAACAGGTGTTTATCCAACTTATAATCCAGCCCCAGATGCTTTTATGGCAATATTAAACGGGCAAAATCCTGGGACTTTAACTGGTTCTCCAGTTGGGTTTCTTGCTGATGCAACTGGAGCTGACAATTATGGTTTCTTGGCTGATTTAAGAACGGGAGCATCTACTTCTGTTGGTTGTGAAATAAGGAGTTTTGACTCTCATACTGGTAATTTGTATACGGGAGCTAAATATATCAATGATGTGCGTTCAGATGTATTTAAAGTAGATAATGATGGAGATACAACAGCAAAATCATTTATTAAAACAGGTGGCACTTCTACTCAGTACTTAATGGCTGATGGGACTGTATCTGTTGGAGGTAGTGAAATTACTAAGGTATTAAAGACGACTATAACTAGTGCTCAGGTGTTGCAGTTATTTACAACGCCTGTTACTATATTAAATAGTAGTAATCCTCTAACAGTTGCATATCCTATAAGTGTCTATGTAAAAAGAAATATAGGAGATCCATATACATTAGCTTCAAGTAGTTTTTCTGTAATTAATGATTTTGGAACAACAATGTCCGCTAATTTAAACCCAAATCCATTAGGGAATACAGAAGGATATTTCCAGTCTGCAATATCATTATCTCAAAACCTTTCTGGATCTGGTGCATACAAAAATGTATTATATAAATTAAAAGCAAATACAGGGGATCCAACCTTAGGTACTGGAGATTTAGATGTATATGTTACCTATGTAGAGATTACATTATAATGAATGATATCAGAAAAATCTCAATAGGACCCAACTACAAGAGTGATGCAATGCATTACCTGGTTGGGCAGGAGGTTCTCGATAAGACTTATGTTATACACTCTATACTGCTAGACAACAACACTGGATGTGTAAAGGTGTGGATAGAGAAGAATGCTGAGGTGTTCTGCTGGAAGGAGTTCAACATTAATATGCCAATTTCTCTAGAGTATAACATAAACTTCTGATGAGATCACCAGACATGTTTGTCGTCCGACCATTAGATGGTAGGCGATATGATAATATAAAAAACATTGGTGGTGTTGACTTTATAACTAGCGTGTCTAAGGAGGATCATACGGTGTCCAATAGGCTCGCAGAAGTTGTAAGTATACCGATAACTTACGACGGAAATGTAAAAGTTAGCGATATACTTTTAGTTCACCATAACGTGTTTAAGGTATACTACGACATGAAGGGTCGGGAGAAGAGTGGTGCCAGCTTCTTTAAGGACGACCTGTTCTTTATAGACGACGAGCAGTACTTCATGTACAACCATAACGGTGAGTGGAACACGCACTCCAGGTACTGCTTCATCAAGCCAATGAAACAGAAGGATTCTACCATAAACAAGAACAGCAAGGAGGAGCCACTGATGGGTACCATTGTCTATATAAATCAAGAGTTGCTAGACCTTGGTCTGAGCATTGGAGATGAGATCTCGTTTGAGCCAGACAGTGAGTACCCATTCTATATAAACGACGAGAAGCTGTACAGGATGACCACCAAAAACATTACAATCAGATGGACCACAACATAATAAAACAGAAGATCATCGCAGCTGGATACAAGGCAGTTAATGAGTTAATAAAGGTTGCAGAGGACGAGATTATAACTGGTATGGATACGGACCTTTCTGCGGATAAACTAAAGAACGCGGCAGCTACGAAACGCTTGGCAATCGAGGATGCCTTCCAGATACTTAACAGAATAGAGCAAGAGAACGACAAACTGACCGAGGAGGTCAAGGTATCGGAACCTAAAATACAGGGATTTGCAGAAAAAAGATCAAAATAATCTATACACAAGGCTTAGCGAGTTCCTTCCTGCTAACACCATACACATGAAGAACAAGGCAAAGTCTTGGGCCTATGGTTATGACGAGAAGCACGACCTTGTGGTAATATCTAAGGACGGAACTATAGGTGACATATACGAGATAAATGGTCTCAATATAGCACTACCATCCGTCCCAAAAGAAGTGTATAAAAGGGACGAGAAGAGGGAGAACCAGTACTGGGAACCAGCTGACTACCCAAGAGAGCTATCAAATATAAAGTCTATATTCCAGTGGCACACGATGTCTAAGGAGTTCAAGGCCAAGTGGGTTGACTATATAGAGGGTGAGTTTGACCGTAGAGAGAACGGGTTCTTCTTCAAAAACAACGGCATCGACACGTACATAACTGGGTCTCAGTACATGTACCTACAGTGGACAAAGATTGACGTCGGTCTTCCAGACTTCAGGGAGGCAAACAGGATATTCTTTATATTCTGGGAGGCATGCAAGGCTGACGACAGGTGCTTCGGTATGACCTACCTTAAGATCAGACGTTCTGGATTCTCGTTTATGGGATCAAGCGAGCTTGCTAACCTAGGAACACTTGCAAAGGACTCAAGACTTGGTATACTGTCAAAGACTGGTAACGATGCCAAGACAATGTTTACGGACAAGGTTGTACCCATAGTGAACAACTACCCATTCTTCTTCAAGCCTATACAGGACGGTATGGACAAGCCAAAGACAGAGCTGGCGTTCAGGGTTCCTGCATCAAAGATTACCAAGAAGAACATGTACGAGGATGGTGAGGTTGAGATTGAGGGTCTTGACACCACAATCGACTGGAAGAACACAGGAGACAACTCGTACGATGGTCAGAAGCTACAGCTGCTGATACACGACGAGAGCGGTAAGTGGCTCGCGCCAGATAACATCTTGAACAACTGGAGGGTTACAAAGACCTGTCTACGATTGGGTAGCAGGATCATCGGTAAGTGCCTAATGGGGTCAACACCTAACGCTCTTGCAAAGGGAGGTTCTAACTTCAAGAGGCTGTACGAGGACTCAAACATAAAGACAAGGAACAACAACGGACAGACCAAGTCTGGTATGTACTCGCTGTATATACCGATGGAGTGGAACTTTGAGGGTTACATAGACATCTACGGCATGCCAGTGTTAAGAGAGCCAGCAAAGCCAGTACAGAGTATAGACAGGTCCATGATAAGGACAGGGGCAGTTGACTACTGGGAGAACGAGGTGGAGTCACTCAAGGGAGACGCTGACGCTCTCAACGAGTTCTACAGGCAGTTCTCAAGGACGGAGTCTCACGCGTTCAGGGACGAGAGCAAGTCTTCCATATTCAACCTAACAAAGATATACCAGCAGATAGACTACAACGACTCACTTATAAGGGATAGGGTTCTCACGCGTGGATCTTTCAGTTGGCTCAACGGAGAGAAGGACACGAGGGTTGTGTGGACACCAGACTCCAGGGGTAGGTTCCTGGTGTCGTGGATACCTAGCAGCCAGATGCAGAACAACGTCATAAACAAGAACGGGATGAGGCACCCAGGCAACGACCACATCGGTGCGTTTGGTTGTGACCCGTACGACATATCTGGTACAGTTGGTGGTGGTGGATCCAACGGATCACTTCACGGTCTGACCAAGTTCAATATGGACGACGCACCTAGCAACCACTTCTTCCTTGAGTACATAGCGAGGCCACAGACAGCAGAGATATTCTTTGAGGAGGTTCTTATGGCGTGTGTGTTCTACGGGATGCCTATACTTGTAGAGAATAACAAGCCAAGGCTGCTGTACCACCTAAAGAACAGGGGTTACAGGGGGTTCTCCATGAACAGACCAGATAAGCACGTAACGAACCTCTCTAAGACAGAGAAGGAGCTTGGTGGTATACCTAACTCATCAGAGGACGTTAAGCAGTCTCACGCGGCTGCAATTGAGTCGTACATAGAGAAGTACGTTGGACTAGACATGGAGGGCACGTACAGGGACTCTGACGAGATGGGCGACATGTACTTCACGAGAACGATTGAGGAGTGGGCCAAGTTTGATATAAACAACAGGACAAAGTTTGACGCTGCAATCAGCTCTGGACTAGCTATAATGGCTAACCAAAAGAATGTGTACCTTACGGCAAAAAAAGAATCGAAATTAAGCATTACCTTTGCGAAATATAATAACAATGGAAGATATAGTGAAATTATAAGATGAAGGAAGTAACTATTAAAATAAATCCTGCCAGCTTTCCTGACCAGTTTGCGTCAGATAGAGAAAAGGAGACATATGAGTATGGACTACAGATTGGGCAATCCATTCAATATGAGTGGTTTAGAAAGGATAACACTAACTCAAGATTTTATAATCAGTGGGGAGACTTCCATAGATTAAGACTATACGCAAGGGGAGAGCAGTCGGTGGCCAAGTACAAGAACGAGATGGCTGTTGACGGTGACCTTAGTCACCTGAACCTGGACTGGACTCCAGTTCCTATCATACCAAAGTTTGTTGACGTTGTTGTTAACGGAATGAATGACAGACTGTTCAAGGTTAAGGCATACGCACAGGACTCGATATCACTACAGAAGAAGACCAAGTATCAGGACATGATTCAGGCAGACATGCTGTCAAAGGATATCCTTACAGACATTAAGAACAACCTAGGCGTTGACGCGTTTGATACAAACCCAGAGGAGCTTCCAGAGAATGACGAGGAGCTTGCTCTGTACATGGAGCTTAAGTACAAGCCAGCGATAGAGATTGCTGAGGAGGAGGCCATCAACACGATTCTAGATCAGAATAAGTACAACGAGACAAGAAAAAGAATAGACTACGACATTGCCACGCTAGGAATTGGTGTTGCAAAGCACATGTTCCTTCCAGGAGCAGGGGTTAAGATTGAGTACGTAGACCCAGCAAACATAGTATACAGCTACACAGAGGATCCAAACTTTAAGGACTGCTTCTACTGGGGAGAGATCAAGACAGTTCCAATAACAGAGCTTGTAAAGATAGACACTACCTTAACTAATGAACAACTTGAAGAGATTTCTAAGTATAGTCAGTCTTGGTACAACTATAATAATTCATCCCAGTTTTATAACAACAGCCTCTTTAGTAAGGACTCTGCTACACTGTTATATTTTAACTATAAGACAACCAAGAAGATAGTATACAAGAAGAAGAATCTTGATAACGGAAACTTTAAGATAATTGACAAGGAAGACACGTTCAATCCTCCACAGGAGATGATGGACGAGGGTAACTTTGAAAAGATTGAGAAGACTATAGACGTTTGGTACGATGGTGTTATGGTTATGGGAACTAACATAATGCTTAAGTGGGAGCTGTCTCGCAACATGGTCAGACCTAAGTCTGCATCTCAGTATGCAATACCTAATTACGTGGCTGTAGCACCAAGGATGTACAAGGGATCTATAGAGTCACTAGTTAAGAGGATGATACCATTTGCTGACCTTATACAGGTTGTACACCTAAAGCTGCAGCAGGTTATATCTAAGGTTGTTCCTGACGGTGTATTCATTGACGCAGACGGTATAAACGAGGTAGACCTCGGAACTGGATCGGCATACACACCAGAGGACGCGCTCAGACTGTACTTCCAGACTGGTAGTGTTATCGGTAGGAGCTACACTGGAGATGGTGAGTTCAACAACGCAAGGGTTCCAATACAGGAGCTTAACTCTAACAGTGGACAGGCCAAGATATCTAGCCTTGTAGGAAGCTACAACCACTACCTAGGAATGATTAGGGATGTGACTGGTCTTAACGAGGCACGTGACGGCTCTATGCCAGATCCAAACTCTTTGGTTGGAGTACAGAAACTAGCGGCACTTAACTCGAACACAGCTACAAGACACATACTAGAGTCTAGCTTGTACATAACTAAAACACTGTCAGAGGCTATATCGTATAGGGTTGCTGACATACTAGAGTACTCAGACTTTAAGGATGAGTTTATTCTACAGATTGGTAAGTACAACGTGAGTATACTTGAAGACATTAAAGATCTCTATATATATGACTTTGGTATATTTATAGAGGTTGCACCAGACGAGGAGGAGAAGGCTCAGCTAGAGGCTAACATTCAGATGGCTCTGTCTAGGGATGCTATATATCTAGAGGATGCGATAGACATCAGAGAGATCAGAAACCTCAAGCTGGCTAACCAGTACCTTAAACTTCAGAGAAAGAAGAAGGAGGAGACCATTCAGAAGAACCAACAGGCCCAGCAGGAGATGCAGGGCAAGATTCAGCAGCAGTCACAGCAGGCAGCAGCTCAGAACGCGTTACAGGCTATACAGGCAGAGACACAGTCCAAGATGCAGATCAAGCAGGCAGAGGTTGGTTTTGATATTGAGAAACTAAAACAGGAGGCACAGCTTAAGATGGAGTTAATGAGGATGGAGTTTGATCTAAACATGCAGCTAAAGGGTGTTGAGACAGAGCAGATGAGTCAGAAGGACACTCTTAAAGAAAAGGCTAAGGACAAGAGAATAAGCATACAGAATACACAGCAATCAAAGTTAATTGACCAGCGTAAGAATAACCTTCCACCAGTAAACTTTGAGTCGAATGAGGATAGCTTGGACGGATTCGATATGGCTGAATTTGAACCAAGATAAATAACTAACTTTGCAAAAAAAATAAAAATGAGTACAGTACCATCAGGAACAAGATTTATAGGTATAGCAGAAAATGTTAACCTTACAGAAAGAAAGTCAGCAGTGTTAAATTCAGACACACAGGCTTATACCATTCAAGACTTAGCAGACACAGTTGGTGTTGGATCACAGGGACCACAAGGAGTTCAAGGACCTGCTGGATTAAACTGGCAAGGTGCATGGGTTTCGGGAACTTCTTATGTTGCAGATGATGCTGTAGGATACAACGGAGCGTCTTACTTCTGTATACTAGCAACTTCTGGAACTACAACTCCAAACCTAGCTACAACAAACTGGGCACTGTTAGCCTCTCAAGGAGCACAAGGTGTTCAAGGAGTGCAGGGACCTACTGGTGCTCAGGGAGCAGCTGGTGGAGCGGCTACAAAAACTAATGGTATAATGTATCTTGATCCAAGTGATTCACCATACCAAACGCTTAGTTATGATATAAATAGAATTAATTTAGGCGGAACAGGGTTTAGTGGGGTATATTTACCAGCTTCTGCTCCAATAGGTAAAGAAATAAGTGTGTTTTTAGAAGTTGGAACTAATCAATTAACTATATTTGGTGATATAGTATTAAATTTACCATTTCCATTCTTGATGGGTTCTGCAAATCAACAAACAGGACCTTTTACAATTTTTTCTAGCGAATCTTATGTTTTTATTAGTTTAGGTAGTGGTTTATGGAAAGTTAATACTATATCCAGAACTATAATGCCTGGTTCTGCCGCTAGAACAAATATTTCAAATTCTACTATAAATGGATCAAATATATCTGTTCAAAATACAGTTAATTCAGATTCAGTTGTTGTAAATACAAATAATGTAAGATTTGGTAAAAATAGCGGAGGTTTAAAAACAATAACGCTACAACTACCTACTTCTGTTTCTGCAAATAGAATTCAAAGTCTTCCAGATGCTGATGGAACTGTTGCTTTGAAAACATCTAACGAAACAGTTATATTGTTGTCCTATGACGGAACAGATTTTACATACACTAATGTTATTAATGAGTTAGGTGTTACAATTACATTTTCAGTTATAAGTGGTACTTTATATTGCACATTATCATCAAGTGTTTTGACTTCGGGTAAGACAATAGTATGGGCTGGTTCTTTTGTTGAATTTGGTGGATATTTAAGCGCAGGAAATAGAGCATCTAATAATATAGCTACAATATCTCTTACAAATACAAATGGAACTAACAATACATTTCCAACATCATTTACTGATTTACCTGTAAGAATACAAGTTTACAATTAATTAAAAATCAAATCAAATGGAAAATTTCACAGTTAGAGACCTAGGAGTCTCTGAGCAAAAGTCTATTCAAGAGGTAGAGCAACAGTTGTTAGATCAACACAAGGAAAAGTTTAGTCAGGAGAAAGAGGAGCCGATTATTACAACTGAACAAGTTGAAGAGGTAGGACTAAAGGATGAGGATGTACTCTCGTACATTAAGAACAGATACAATAAGGAGGTAACATCAATTGATGAGTTATTTCAAAAGAGGGAGGAAGCAGAGGAGTTGCCAGGCGACGTGTCTGCATACTTCAAATATAAGAAAGAGACTGGACGTGGGATAGAAGACTTTGTTAAGTTAAACAGGGACTACAGCTCAATGGATTCAGACTCATTGTTGGCAGAGTACTACTCACAGACAGATGAAGATCTGGACTCTGAGGATATCGCTTATATGATTGAAGACAAGTTCTCGTATGACGAGGATTTAGACGATCCAAAGGATATAAAGAAGAAGGAACTCGCCAAGAAGAAAGAGCTTGCCAAGGCTAAGAAGTACTTTGAGGATTCAAAGGAGGCATATAAGATACCAGTTGAGTCAGCTGGAGGTCTTGTCTCTGAAGATGAGAAGGAGACTTACAACGCCTACAAGAAATACGTTCAAGATTCGCAGAGTCAACAAGAAGA